AAACATGCGATATCAGGCCGCTTTAGCCTTGGGCCTAAAGAAGGTACCATGCATAGTAGTCAGCATACCCCGGGACCAGGAAGCGCTCTGGAACATCAAAGACAACAACCAATACGGCCGGTGGGACACCCAGAAGACCATGGACATGCTTGTAGCCATGGAACGCAGGGGCCAAGACCTGGCACTCACAGGATTTGACGACCGCACCATAGACACCCTATTAAACCAGAATAACCTGCTTTTGAGCAAGGAAGACCAGGAAGGCGACCTTGCCCAGGAGCTGGCCAAGATAAAAAAGCCCAAAAGCAAGCAAGGCGCAATCTACAACCTCGGGGACCACGTCCTCATGTGCGGAGATAGCACCAGTCGAGCCGATATAGGCAAGCTTATGGGCAAAACTAAAGCAGACGTAGTATTCACAGATCCGCCCTACAACATGGACTACAAGAGCAGCCACCTCGGCAAGATCAAGAACGACAAGATGAAGGAAGAGGAGTTTGAGGCCTTTATCCGCAAAGCATTCCAGGCCATGCAACCCGCAATGAGATCAGGGGCAACATTCTACGTATGCAGCGGGTGGGGCAGCTACCCCGTATTCTACGCAGAATTACGCAACAGCGGCCTAACCGTGGTCCAGGCCATAGTATGGGAAAAGAACAGTGCCGGCATAGGATGGGCAGACTACAGACATCAGTATGAAATGGTAATCAAAGGCGCCAAGAGAAGCGCGACCCAGGAACGTAAAGCCAGAGGCAAAAAGGCAGAAACACTCATTTACGGCCAGAAACCAGGAGCAAAAAGGGTATTCTTCGGAACCAGAGAAGAAGCAGACGTATGGAAGCTACCCCGCAAAGCGGCATCCAGAATGGTACACCCCACAGAAAAGCCCACATGGCTCATTAAAAAGGCCCTCAACATGAGCAGTAGGCGTAATGCAGTAGTACTTGACCCATTCGGAGGAGGCGGGAGCACCCTAATAGCCGCAGAAGCAACAGGCCGTAAAGCACGAATTATGGAGCTTGAACCCAAATTCTGTGACATTATCAGGCAGAGATACGAAAAGTATAAAAGGCTGAATTAATGGGCAAAAAGAGTGGGGACATACCCACAGGCAGAAAACCAAGAACCGGCGGCAGGAAAAGCAAGAATAACGCCGAGCTATGGAAGCGCAGGACGGAGGAGTTTAGACTCTATGCCATGGGATTTAACACACAGGAGATAGCAGAGCGCTTTGGCATAGACCACACCACCGTAGGGGACGACCTTAAGGCCATAGCGGACATGGAGAAGCCCATTGAGGCAAAGTATGAAGTAGAGCAGCTATTCAACGAGGTCATCCAAAAGGCCATGGCAGCAGCAGCGAACGCCAGCAGCCCGGCCGAGAAGATGACTTGCCTGGATAAGGCCATGGAAGCAAATACCAGGAAAGCCAAGGTGTTAGGGGTAATGCAGGATAGTAGCGTAAGCCAGATTCTGGTAAACAACGTAAAAAGCCCAGATTCAGAGGATCCGAACGGGTACGACGACAAGAGCAACGACGAGCTCAAGAAGATACTTAAAAGGCGCCAAAAAGAAGGCGCCAGCACATGACAGAAGCGGCAGTAGACCAGGACCTTAAAGAGCGCCTGGAGCAAGATGACAGGCATTTAAGAGCAGCAGTAAGGCGAAGGGCAAGAGCAGACTTCGGCTTCTTTTTAGACACAATCTTCGCCCAGAGCATAGCATACGTGGAGGGAAAGTACGTGGAAGGCGAGCACATATCAGAGTGGGCCAGCAGACTACAGAGCAAAAAGAAGACCACCACAGTGGCCGCCAGGAAGCACATGAAGACAACCGTATTCCTGGCATACGTGGCCTGGCAGCTTTTCAGAGTAAGCACAATCCAGGGCATGGTCCATGAGACCCTATACATGAGCTACAGCGCCCCGATCGCAGCAGAGAAGATAAAGCTCCTTAAGACCTATATCAGCGTAAACCTCGAGTTTGACGACTTTATAGACCTAAAGCCCACAGCAGAGACCCTTCTGGAATACCGGCACAGGGACAAGATATTCAGGGCCAATTCAGCCGGTATATTCAGCATAGTACGCGGGAAGCACCCGAACACAGTAATCGTAGACGACCCGTTGAAGGATCCGGAAGACGAGCTCAACATAGAGCAGATAGAGAAGGTGGGCAAGCATTTCTTCAAGAAGATAGTCTCCCTACCCAAGGAAGGCGGGGAGTTACACATAGCAGGAACGCCCCAGGACAAGAACGACCTATTCGGCAAGCTAAAGGTCCGGAAAGGGTACAATTACAAAGAATACCCGGCCATACGCAACTACAAGACCAAGGACGTATTATGGCCCGAAATGTTCCCTTTCGAGCGCTTAATCGACATCAGGGACAACGAAGTAGGACCAGCAGCCTTTGAGCCGGAATACCAGTGCGCCCCGAAACGCAGCGCAGAAGGATACCTGGCAGAACCAGACCTGGACCGCGTAATCGATCCGAAGCTACAGGCAATAGACCCAGACAAAGAAGACGCAATAGACGACATCAAAGGCATAGTCGTAGCGGCAATAGACATAGGCAAGAAGCAGCACCCGAGCCACATAACCATGTATGACGTAGTGGAGGACGAGGACGAAGACGGTAACGATACCATGGAACTGACCCAGATATACAGCAAGTGGCTGGACGGGTGGGACTATAACGACCAGGTAGAGCTCTGCAAGCACCTGGACGACGTATTCAGTATAGACCGATTCCCGTACGACAACACCAGGAGTGAATTTGAAGGCTTTGAAGAGAGAGGCGAGCTCCCCGGGTGCATGGAACCGGTCAAATTCACCAGGGCCAGCAAATTCAAGTCAGCGGCCTCCCTGGACAAGGCATTAAGCAAAGGCAAGAAGATCACAATCCGCCTCCTGGACGACCCCAGGCAAAAGAGGCAGATGTTAAACGTAGACAATGACCTGCAGAGCGTAAGCACCAAAGACGGCCACGGAGACAGCTTCTGGAGCAATGCACTGGCCGTAGAGGCAGCCACGGAAGCAGGACCACAAGTGAGGTAAATAATGGCAAATAGACGCAAGAAAACAAAGAAAAGGGCCAAGAAGATAACAGCGGCCGAGCAGAAGTACTTTGACCTGTCAGTGATCCTATTCCAGAACCTCCTGGGCCTTTTTGACTTTAGGGGCGAAGACGCACCCGGATTATACGAGAAATTCCAGCAGACATACGCCAACGAGGTATGGGTCTACGCCTGCGTATACCGCATAGCCAATAGCGGCGCCGGAATACCAATAAGACTATATAAGAAGGGCAAAGGCGAAGAGCGCCAGGAGATATACAACCACCCGCTCCTGGACATATTGAGCAAGCCAAACAGGCAAATGGGCCAATACGACCTCACAGAATGGACCCTGGCCAGCATGGAGCTTACCGGCATGTCGTACTGGCTCCTGGATGAAAGGGGCGTATTCACAGGCAGACCAGGAAGCATATACGTGCTTAACCCGAAATACATGCGGCCTTTGAAGGACAAACAGAAGTACATAAGAGCCTACAGATATCAAATAGGGACAGAATACAAGGACTTTAACCCGGACCAGATCATAGTATTCAAGGATTATAACCCCATGAACCCGTTCCACGGCCTGGGAAGCGTAGCACCGGTCAAGACCACCGTAGACAGCAACATAGCCGCGAACACGTATAACCGCAACTTCTTCCGGAACAGCGCCAGACCAGACGGCGTCCTGGAGACAGACAAGGCCCTGGGCAAGAACCAGTGGAACAGGGTATTAAGGCAGTGGCGCCAGAAGTACGGGACAGAGAAGCACGCCCATATGACAGCGATCCTGGAGAAGGGCCTGAAATACAAGGCCATAAGCACCAGCCAGAAGGACATGGACTTTGTGCAGCTTAAGAAGATGAACAGGGAAGATATCATGGCAGCATTCGGCGTACCGCCAGCCATGGTAGGGGTATTCGAATACGCGAATTACGCCAATAGTAAGGAACAGAGGGCCATATTCTGGGAAGACACAGAGATACCCAAGCTAAACAAATACTTTGACCGCTTAAACAGAGACCTTACAATCCGGTACGGGGAGAACCTCGAACTCGGGTACGATCCGAAGGATATCAAGGCATTACAGCGCGATATGAAGCAAATGTCGGAGACAGCCAAGAACCTATTCAGCATAGGCCTGCCACTGAACGCGATAATAGACGCCATGGAACTACCATTCGAGCACGTGGAAGGCGGAGACGTAGGGTACCTGCCCCTGAACTTAAGCCCGATGACAGGCGAAAAGGAAGAGCCGAACCCGGACCCAGAACCGAACAAGCCAAAGCCTCCGAAGCCAGCCCCGGAGAAACCAGCAGAGAATCAGGCAAAGCCCAAGCCAAAGCCCAAGAAGCGCGTAAAGGTCACAATCAACCAGAAAAGCAACAGTAAACGGACCCCGTACGATACAGAGGAGAAAAAGAAAAAGAAGTGGCTTGCATTCGTTAAGCAGCAAGGGAAGTGGGAGAACAAGTACGAAAAGAAGCTCCGGACATACTTTACAAGCCAGGAAAGGGACATAATAGCCAATCTAAACAAGTTTAAGAGCGTATCCATAAGGCACATAAGCCAGGACATATTCCAGGTATACGGAATAAAGGTAGGGAACGAGCAGAAGCGGAGGATAAGCATAGACGACGTGATCCTAAACAGGGGCAAAGAGATACAGGAACTGACCAAGATATCCGGCCCAATCCACCGCGCAGCACTCCTTGACCAGGCCAGACAGGAATACCGGGACATGGGCCTACCAATAGGCAACTTTGACGTAGACAACCCCAGGGTCCGGAAGTGGCTCAAGAAGTACGGCCTCAAGAACGCCAAAGAGGTACAGGATTACAGCACAGACGTAGTCAGGCAAGCCCTAATTGACGGCATAAAGGAAGGCGAGAGCATAGACAACCTGGTCCTGCGGATCCAGGACAAATACAAGTGGTTTAAGGACAGCAGAGCACGCCGTATAGCCAGGACCGAGACCATAGGCGCAAGCAACGAAGGGGCCCTGGAGTCATACAGGCAGGCAGAGATAGTCGAGAAAAAGGGCTGGCTGGCCACATATGACGGCAAAGCCAGAATAGGGCATGAGGACGCAGGCCGTAAATACAACGAGAAAGGAGCAATACCGATAGACGACGACTTTGTCATAACAGGCGAAGCAGGCGGAGAATTGAGAGGACCGGCACCCGGGCAAATGGGCGCAGCAGCGGACGACATCAATTGCAGGTGCAGCGTATTCCCGGTATTGAAGGAGACATGAAGCTATTATATTGCAAGAAAGACGAGCCGTGCGACAACAGGAACGAGATAAACCGCATGTGCCAGAGCGAAAACGAGTGTATTGGGTGCGATCAGAGCGTAGACCCGGAGCAAGATCCGACAACGGCGCTTGAGATACTAAACAAAACAGGCAGAGAACCGAGCGACAAAAAGAAAAAGAGAAGGGGACGGCCACCCAAACAGAAGCCGCAGCCGGAACCAGAGCCGCAAGAACCAGAGGAGGAGCAAGTGGCAAAGAAAAAGAAGCGGAAGTACACAAAGAGGAGCAATAGGTGGGGATTAAACAGGGGAGGCGAAAAACCATCTCCCAGCCCAAAGGCAGAGAAGGGCGGAATAATCATCGTATTGGACAAAGACGGCGTAGAGAAAGGCGCATTTGACCACGCCGGCAAGCCCGTAAAGGTAACCAGGATACATCTGGAGGATTAAGAGTGAAATACGCAGTAATAGCCATAATCATAGCATGCACAGCCCAGGCCCAGGCAATTAACCTCAACCCGTTCTCGTGGTTCGGAAGCAAGAAGACGAATGTAGAGCTCCAGAACCTAAAGAACAGCACAAACAAGAGATTTGCGGACATGACAGCGGAGATAGGCGTAGTAAAGGACAACCAGACAGAGATAAACCAGAAGCTGGACTCCGTAATCAAGGCCCAGGCCCAGGTCAAAGCCCGGGCACAGTTAGGGTATGACCGCAGCCAGAACACGGACACCACAGCAGGCCGGGATGTAAGCATAATCAACGACCCCGGCGTCCTCAAGACAGTAATAGGGGCCCTGGTAGCCACAAACGGAGGCACAGCAGGCCTTTGCATGTTTATAGTCTACGTAGCCTTCAAGAACGAGAAGCAAAAGAAGCAGTTTAAGGGCAAATACTACGGCACTGTCAGGCGCCTTAAGAATGCCAGGCAGGCCAAAGAGAGCGATATAGCAGCCATAGACAAACTAATCGAGGAGGTAGAAAGCGAATGTACGGTATAGGGCACACGGTAATGTATAACCCAGCAGCAGCAGTACTCATAGGCGGGATAATATTCCTGGCCGGCGTATTAGTGGGCATGGGCATAAAGGCGAGCATAGTGACAAAGGCCAAAAAGAGAGGCAAATAAATGCC